CGTATGTGGCTTGCTGCTGTTGGAGACGGGGGGTGCGCGCTAACCTATGGGTTGCCCGTACTGTCCGCTTTCTATGCTATGTATCGACGTTCAGGTTCTAACTATACTGAGGCGTTTTATCAGCGGGTGTACAAAAATACATCAATGTTTGAAAAACGTCACAAAGTGGTGGAACGTGATAGTGCCATTTCACAAGAAGCTCGTTATAGTTTCTATGTAGCATTTGGCATTTTACCAGATATACAGCGTGCGATGGAGTCATATTTCAATTCTATTGATATCACTGACGAAGTCGTGGACGCAGAGGGATATGTTAGGGACCTTGCTATAGATGTCCCTATCTTTGGCGAGCCGGAGGAGGAAAGGTGAGGATGTGGTTGGGTGATCAGGTGGGAAGCTCAGAGCTAGCATAGTTTGCTCTGCCACCGTGATTTGATGAGAGTCGGGTCGTTGCGGTGTGTTTGGGGTTTGGGCTGGCTTTCATGCCAGCCCGAATAAAGAACCCCTACTTTATAACACACACAAATAACTATGGCTAAGAAGAATGGAAATGGAAAGAAACGAAACGGGACTACCCGCAAGCGTCAAATTAAGTCCTTTAAAGGAATCACCCAGAACGTGGCTGTTACGGTCAATAACGCTTTTGGTGACAATGCGAAACCTCAAACGATATGTCGAGGACTTGATGCTTTTGATTCTACACACGTACCACTACCTCGTGCTGTTGGTGATTACACAGTGATCAGAACAACAGAAATTGTTAGTGGAACAAATGCGATGAATCTACTTGGACCAATTAAGGTTGCAAATGCTGGTACGATTGGCGGTGATGAGTGGAGTAGCATCTGTGCACTGAGAAGTGTTGCAGCTGGTACTGCCATTAATGCTGCTAATAATACCACCAGAGCAGTTTTCTCTGCTCTTGCATCCAACTCTTGGTCCAACTGTCGGATGACCCCTTCAGCATTCACTATCAAAATTATGAATCCTGAAGCGTTACAAACTACTACTGGTATTGTTTATGTTGGTAGAGCACGACAAATGTTGAACCCTGGTGGTGACACTCGTACTTGGGATACTCTAGCAAATGAATTAGTTTCATACTCGAGTCCCGAGTTGTGCGCTGCTGGTCGTTTGGCACTACGTGCTGTTAAGACCGATGCTGTACCATATGATATGCAAGCCCTTGCTGACTTCCGCGGATTGTCTGCACCCAGTGCTGGAAATTTCACATGGGCAGACGATGGAAC